TCTGTTCATCTCGATACCAATACGGTCTGCTTTTATCGCAGATTCCATATGGATATTATCATACTCCATATCTTGATATAGTCCATTACATACTACCTGTCCAGAATCATTTGACTCTATTACCACATAGGCTTGATTATAGAGGTTTGCATACTTATATATAATATTGGGAAAGAGAATTGGAGAAATAGTATTGTTGCGATAAACGGCAACCTGTTTGAACGGTCTAGTGCCAATATCAATTACCGTAAAGGTAGAATAATCCTGACCTCTTCCTTTTGACACGTCAACAGTCATGATATACTCGTGACTCTTGATAGGTTCTTCATAGACCAATAGGTCGCCACCTTCGAACACTTTTTTAGGTGGTTTTGCACGAAACGATAACAACGTCTCAGCGTTGATTAGAGTATCACCTGTCCCAAAAAAGGTGTTACCAAACTCTTGGTCAAATTGAAGTTGAGATGTGTTTGCAATCGTCTGTGCTTTCCATTTCTCATCACGGCCTGGCACATCCCACCAGTTTACAGTAAATGGAACAAACTCATTTACTTTTTGGACTGACCCTTCCCATATTTTGTGGAAGGTGTTACCAATTCCGTTCGCAGTGCTTGTAATGATGACTTTAGTTTCTCGGCCTGCGGAGATAACTGGGTAGGTCGAGGTGTAGAACTCGTTCGCTCTTTCCACGAATGCAAACTCGTCAAGAAATAGTAAATTAACAGACAGACCACGAATGGAACTACCAGAGGTAGAAGCGGCGATAATCCTAGAATTATTAGAAAACTCAATAGAACCTTTATTGAGAGCTTTACAACCTGGCTGCAGAAAAAATGGAAGATTTTCCAACATAAGAGATATACGAGATAACATCTCTCTAGCAGTTGCTCCCTTGTTTGCCAAGATTGCAACGGTCTTCTCAGTGTGAAAGCATACATACCAAAGTATATATGCGACACTACTAATTGACTTGCCTGACTGACGACATGCCAGAACGATTGAAAACCTATTTTCATTAAAGTGTTTGAACATATCAACTTGATATGGATATAAGTTAAATGGAACAAGTCCATCATCAAGAGATATAACTTTCAGATAGGTCGTTGCAAAATATACAGGGTCATTAGAACACTTAATGTATTCTTTTAACTGTTCTTTTGTATATTGTTGTCGAATCCCATCACGCTTGACATTAGGATTACCGAGGTAATTTTCCTTCTGATTCAGCATCTATCACCATTCCTTTTTCTTCCTGAAGCAACCTTTGCAAATCCGCTGTCGTTCCAACATAAAGATTATTGGTGGTATTACCTATCTGTGTTGGTTCATCATCCTTTCTGTTGATTTCCTTGTTTTTCTTATTCAAGTCCATCAATTTATCATTGATGTCTGCCATGTTTTTCATCATACCTGACAATACTTCAAATGCTCTAGGATGTTCACTCTCACGAGCAACTTCAATCATTAATTCTAAACTCTCTTTACCTTTTTCTAAAAGGTTATAATATGTATCACGAGAGTATTCATAGTCGTTTTTTACGTTATCGGTCAAGGCGCACTATCCAAAAATGTTTCAGTAAATCCATAATCACTATCTGCATTTACTGTGACAGGATTCGGAACTACTTTTATTGTTTCAACATAAACATCACTATCGTTTAATCCTGCATTTTGTAAAAATAAATTACTGCGAACATCACGAATAATTCTGCTTTGACTCAGTGGGCCATGGAATGCAATCTTCATTTCAAAATCAAGAGTATACACAATCGTTCTTCTTTGTTCGATTGCACCTTCATAATCATCTTGCATTCCAACACTTGTGAGTGTAATAGGGACATCCTCAATCAAACTTGGAATATCGGTAAATGGTTTTACTGATATTGTATATTGTGGTGCAAAGAAAGGTAGAATCTGTTCTACAATTTGCAACGCATCATCCTGTGATTTTGCATAGATGTTCAATTGAAAGTTAAGTATGTAAGGTGTAGACGTAAATAGTTTTTCTCTTTTGGTAACTGCTTGGTCTTGAATTGCTTTTGATATTGAGTTTATTTTAGGCAGTTGACGCACCGCATCATAACTCATGCTTGTAATCTCAAATGACATACGAGGTAGTTTGATTGCAACAAGTCGTTCTGCTTCTGCACCCTTATCTGACATTTCTTGAAGACGAGATAGAAAATTTCTTTTGGGTGCATATGACAAAGGCACTTTAACCTGAGACATGACTGACCCATCACTCTTAGTTCTTAGAACATAAAGATTATTGAATAGTGACCCAAATACAGAGACCGCAGTTCTAACTCGTTTATGATAAAAATGTGTTCCAAACATTACGACATATCTCCAAATGGATTACTCTCTGAGAAGTCTAAGAAGTCACTCTCAAAGTCGTCAAAGGTTTTATTCTGAGCATCATTGACAATCTCCTGAAGTTCTACGACACCTGTCGGTGTTGCCTTTGCATTAGACGTATTACCAGTAACAAACTGAGTAGTCGTAGGTTCGTGGAATTTACCATCATTAGCACCCACATGAGCAAGTTGTAGAATTTTATCTGAGTCAGACCAACGAGTGACCTCACCATTGATAGTATAAGCCTCTGTTCCAAGAACTCCACCACCTGTAGCAAATGCCTGTGAAACTGTCTCACCAAGTATATATCCTTGTCCTGAGTCCATTGTGAGACGATACTGATATGAACCATCAAGTTCAATTGAATCAATGTCTTCGATTGATGTGTCAAAGTCTTCGTCATTGTATTCGAACAACTCACACATAAGACGGAATGTCGGAAGGTCTTTTACCTGATAGAATGGTGTCTCGGTCTCAACTTTCATGATTTGAAAAAGAGATTGAGATAGTTCAAGATAGATTAGGTCACCCTCTCTTGGACGAAAGTTTGCTGTGGCCAGATTACTTCCAACTAATTGTGTCCATCTTTTTTTTGCAACAACAAAAGTTGCTTGGTCACGAATCTCAACACCAAACTTAGTGAAGAGGTCTCCTTCACCATCAAATCCATCAGTGTTCTCGATATACATCTCTATCTTATATGCATCTCCAAAACGAGAAGGCACATCATCAAGAAATACTTTATCTTTATTGATTACTTCACGAGGTAGATAGAATACATCTTGGCCATAGAACTTTAGTGCTTCGATGATAATATCTTCGTAGAGTTGTTGTTCCGAACGAACACCTTGTTTAAAATATGGATTAGTTGCCATTATTTACCCCACAAAGAAGTCAGGTGGTGTGTCGTATTCGTTGTATAGTCTCTCTCTTGCTTTTTCGATGTCAACATTCGCATCATCAACCAATTGACGACCATTTAGTGTTATCCCGCCAGGCATAGTTATTCCGTCAAACTTTGATATGTTCTCACCCCATTGTTTTTTAAATAATGCTGTTGTATATTCTTTGAGAAATAAATCGTCCCAAACATTTACATCATTACCAAGACGAATATACAATTCTACCATAATAAATTCTCCCACTCTGATATCTGCACTTGTTTGTTCAGATTTCAAATCACCTTCAATTACTAAATGACCTGTTCGTCTGTTATATGCAATCTGTGGATGACCAGTAAGTTTCATATCAACCAAACCAAGATACTGTTGCATCTGCTCATAGTATGCAAGGTCACCAATACCTGTCTGTAAATCAAACATATCATTCAATCTCATCTGATATTTTACATCAAAGAAATTTACATCAGATGTCTGGTCATTTAGTGGAAACACTTTTACAACATTTATAATTCTATTTCTTATTGCCGCAAGGCCGGGATTTTCTGAATCAACCGCATTCAAATCAATATACTCGTTATCGAAATGAGTCTGTGTCAGTTTAATTGCAAAGGGAATACGAGTGCTACCATCAGCATGATACTCGTAGTAGAGTTGCAATGCGTCATCTACACGGTCATCCATTTGTTCCTCATCCATGTTTATCTCGATAACAGGATGACCCAAACGTCTTAGACAGTAATCTATAAATGTTTCTCTTGAACTTGGTCTTGCCATAGTTGTATTTATCCTAGTTTAATAGACTTCCAGCCGCATTGAATACATTGATACGATAGTGTGTGCCTTCTTGACCATCAAGTGTCGCTGCATTCA